GATGGCTTTTATTCCTTACTGCAGCCTACCTGAACTAGAGGCATGTATGGAGGTCTGGGGGTTCATGGAGATGATCCACAGTCGCTCCTATACCTACATCATCAAGAACGTCTATCCAGATGCATCTGAGGTCTTTGATAAGATTGTTACTGACCCTCGTATTCTAGAACGTGCCAGCAGTGTCACAGGAGCATATGATGACTTCATCAACAGTGCTCAGACCTGGGGTAATGGTAATATGTGGCAAGAGGACTTCCGTCAGTCTCCGTCTTCTCAGTGGGAAATTAAAGATGTCAAAAGAAAACTTTATAGGGCAGTTGCAAATGTCAACATCTTGGAAGGAATACGGTTTTATGTTTCTTTTGCTTGCAGCTTTGCTTTTGGTGAACTTAAACTCATGGAAGGTTCTGCAAAAATTATCTCCCTTATTGCCAGGGATGAGAACCAACACCTCGCTATCACCCAAAACATTCTGAATAAGTGGAAGCAAGGTGATGATCCTGAGATGGCTCAGATCATGAAGGAAGAAGAGGAGTGGACCTATAAGGCATTTGATCGTGCTGTAAATGAAGAGAAGCGTTGGGCAGATTACCTGTTCAAAGATGGATCAATGATTGGTCTGAACGATAAACTTCTTCAGCAATATGTTGAGTGGGTTGCTAATCGTCGTTTGAAGGCAATTGGTCTGAAACCACAATATGATATTGCAGCATCTGCTAATCCACTGCCTTGGACGCAACATTGGATCTCTTCCAAGGGTCTCCAGGTAGCACCACAGGAGACAGAGGTAGAGTCTTATGTTGTTGGTGGCATCAAGCAAGATGTTAAGAAAGACACATTTAGTGGTTTCCAACTCTGATCTTTGCTTAAATAGGGGAAGATAACTTCCCCTCATGCCACGTAACCAAATAACTCTTGCAGAGTTTAAAACAAAGTTAGAAAGATTGAAGAACGAACTATACTGGGAAGAAGAACAGTATGGTCATGAAGCAAGAGGACTTGCTCATAAATACCTGAACAAGGTATTTGACATTCTTGATGAGTATAGACTATGAAAACCCGTGGTTATATCTGGAGAGACCTTTTACTTCTGATGATGTTCGGGACAACTATGGTTTTGTTTATAACATTACCAATCTCACCAACGGTAGACAGTACATTGGGAGAAAGTATTTTTGGTCTCATCGAAAACCTCCAGGAAAAAAACGACGAGTAAAAAAGGAATCTGATTGGAAAAAGTATTATGGGTCTTGTCCAGAACTTAAAGAAGACATTGAGCGATTGGGGCGACAAAATTTTAGTAGAACTATCCTCAGCTTACATAAAACAGCTGGCAAAACAAACTTTGAAGAAACCAGAC